AGATATAGAATAAGAGGAATTTTTGACATTTGTCATTGACAAGTCATTGACATTTTTGACATTTTTTTCTTCGTTCTCATTTTTCTCGTTATTTTCATCAAAAGTAGTGGGTAGTTGTTGCACTTGCTTTTGGCTCTCTATAATGGCTTTTTGCCTTGCTCTATACTCTTGTTGTTTAATGCGGTCATATTCCCTTTTATCCGTGAGATAATCATTGTTTTGGTACTTACTCCAATTAGATAGCATATAAATATTATCTATTATCTCTACCATTCCTGTATTGATGTAAAACTGCATACAAAGTTCAAGTTCTTCTTCCGTTCTCGAAATTTGCGTGGCTATATCGGCTATATTACTGTAAGGGATTTCCCTATCATCAATAAAAGCACCTCCGTGATTGCACACTCCTGCAAAATCAAGTAACTCAAACCATATTGCTTCCAATTTATCACGATAATCAACACCGCCAATTTTAGCGTTTCTCATACGCTTAAAACTACTTCCATCGGTGCAACCTATCATAAACTTAATCCATTTTACTCCGTCTGCCATACTTACTCCTCGTCCTCCAACATCATTTCGTATTCACACTCCGCTTCAAATCTATCCTTGTAAAGTTTCGGCTCGGATATGCTCATTCCATAAAACATATTTTTGTCGTCCATATCTTGAAGTGTTACATACCCGTCTTTAATGCTCATACAACGGCATTTATGCACGCCATCTCGCCTTATCAAATAAACTATCTCATTGTTCATCATTATTATAATTAAAACCCCCAATCTTGACTTTATGTGGCTAACAGTCTTGATTGAGGGTTGTAGTTCCTCGTACTATTCAGTTGTTCTCGTCTTATCGTAGCCACTCAATAATACGAGGTCTGTAATTATACTATCACACTATTTTTCAAGTGTCAATAGGTTTTTGTGTTTTTACTCATCAAGTTGCAAGTTATCGATAAGTTCTTGCATTGAGAGTTGGTTGTCATCGGTTGTGTTTTTATCCCCATAAAGCCACCAATCAAAGACCGCTTGTCCGTCATACCAGTCATATTTTGTGCTTTTTACTCCATAGTTTTTTACCATTTTATCAAACGCATTTATGTATGCTTGCTTGATTTTTGGGTATTCTGCAAACTCCAACAACTTTTCTTCAAGACTTGCCATAGGACAACCAATGCACCCAAGACGGTTATATCTCCCACCGCATTGCTTGTAAAGTCCGCTTTGTTGGATATTCTCTACTTTTGAAAACTCCCATATATCTTCGTCCGTCCAATCAATGATAGGGTTGATTATAGTCTTATTTGTTCGGTAGCACTGCTCAACAAGCCTACGGTTTTCGTTGTTATCAAGGTTCATAACTATACCACCTTTTGGTGTTAGGTCAAAGTCCCCCTCGATTTTATTCTCAATCATCGTCTTTTGTGCTTTTACACCATTGATAATTTTGACTTCACCGCCATTAAGTTTTCGGTTGACACTTTCGGCTTTACGCACACCTGTTATACATATTCTTCCCTTGCCACCACCCTCTTTAAGTTCGGCACAACAATATCTGCAAAGGCGTGTCGGTGGCATTTTCTTTTTGACAATCAAGTTCCACATAGTCTTTTGCTTGCCGTCACTATATCGTTGTTTATCGACAATAATGGTTTTATCGTCTAAAATCTCCCGCACAACGCTTGGGTGGTCAACGGTTGTCATATTGTAATGTAACTCATAGTTTGTATTGCTCATTTCCATAAGTCTACGCAACACTTTACTATCCTTACCGCCCGAATAGCACACATAAAACGGCTCTGGGGACAATGCACCAAGTTGTATGCGTTTTAGTGCTAACTCGACTTTATCGACTTTCCCGTCAATCGTATATTCTATAAGGCTCATAATTTACTCCCTCCAATCGTCATAGATTTCAATCGTGTACTTGTCATCATACACTTTATTATTCATATCATCATAGTAGTAGTCCTTATAAATAATAATTTCTCTACCATTCAACGAATTTACAAGTTGCATAAGTTCATCAAGGTCTTTTATGTCAATCGTGGTTTCAGGCAATTTATGGCTTTTTGTTTGTTCATAGTTCACCTTGTCTTTCAAAAAACCAAACTCTCTTGTATATATCGTATGCTCACCAACATCATATCCCAAATCACCCGAAGTCGCTGTTATTCTAAATTTCATTGTTCTACCTCCAAAAGTTCGGGATTATCATATATGTTGCCAACGACTTTCAATTCTTCTGCAAAACTTTCGCAAAGCGGTTCTTCTGGCACATAGATTTTTCCCTTTGGTTTGTCGGTTCGTCTTACCCAAAAACCACACGCCTTTTCATTCCAATAAGCCACAATATTATGAGTGCCGACCACTTTTTCGCCATATTCTTCCAACGAATATTCCTTTTCTTCTTCCAAGAGTATATCGCCCTCAAAAATCTTGTTACCATTCTTGTCGCAAAGACCTGTGAATTGCCCAACCGTTTCGGGAAAGACTTCGCAAACAAATGGTGCTTCGGTGTTTATAAAATTGCCGTCTTTATCGATACAAGCCCCGAATTTATTATTAACGATAAATTTTCTTCCGTTGGGGATTTGGATTAAATCACCATAAACCCATTCGTCATTGTCTTTTCGTTTGCCTCTAAAAAGTATCTCTCTGTTCATAGTGATGCCTCCTCTATATAAAGTACATTGCCCATATTTATTGCTCGTTTTGGTTTTGTGCAAAGTATGTATTTTGAGAGCAAACAATATACAACGGGTTCGGTTTTTTGAAAAGCATATTTACTTATATCTTCAAGTTCTGCTATTGTCATATCCACAAGCACTTCTTTGCCATTTTTCAAATAAAATTTCAACATTCTTTGTTTCTCCTATAAATCAAAAACGCTTATTTGATTTCTAACATCGCTTATTCTTTGCATAGAAAGGTCGTAATATTCTTTGTCTAACTCAAATCCTATATAATTTCGTTTAAGTTTATGACATGCAACGGCTGTCGTTCCACTTCCCATAAACGGGTCTAAAACCGTATCTCCTTCTTTCGTGAATTTATTTAATATCCACTCAATAACAGGCAAAGGTTTTTGAGTTGGGTGTATGCGTTCTTCTTTCATTTTCATATTGCCTTGAAGCATTCCTTGCCAACGATAACGGTACAATCTCACTGCCTTATTCAATGAACACCAAGCAAGTTCGCAGTCGGCATACCCGTTGTCACCTGTTTCTTTATCCCAAACAATCCAACAAGAAGAAGGTGGTAAAAGGTCAGCAAAGTAATTACCACCGAAAATGATTTGTTGGTTTGAGATTTCTCTCATCAAATCAAAATAGTGTTTGTCAGGTTTTTTATCCCATTCCTTTTTCCCATATTCTTTTGACTTTGCAACTGCATTCCCATATTGAGTGTTTGCTCTCAAATCCTTGTCTGCACCAATACCATAGGGAGGGTCTGTTATCACCCAATCAACCTTTATTCCTTGTTGTTGCATAAGTTTCATACCTTCAAGGCAGTCCATATTGTAGATGTTATTGAGTTCTAACATTTTTCTTCCATTTTCTTCAATCATTTCGTCACTGCTCATTGTCCCTTTCTCCTTTCAATCTCGTTGAGCAGTGCAGTCTTGACAAATTCTTCGTCTATCAAGTACACCGTGCCGATGTTGTGTTCCTTTGCCCAATCGGCAACTTCCTTGAATATTTGTTGTTCCGTGCGCTTGTCTTGCTCTTTTATCCAATCGACAATTTCGTTATGAACACAATGCCATTTGCCGTCATCTTCCACTCCTACTTTTGGCATTATCGGTGTGTTTATCGCCGTAACAGGCATTTTTGCTTTCTCTCGTCCGTAAATCATAATTGTTCTCCTTTTATAACATTTGTTTGAATATTGCCATATCAATAGCCCCACACTTTCAGATACTTCAACGCAAGTGATTGACTGCCATATCCTGCAAATAGTTCAATCAGTCGTATCGGCTTTGTGATTTTCAACGGTGTATCGCCGTCAAATAGTGATATTTGTGTCATAGTTTCTCCCATAGATATTGTTTAACTGCATAACCGAGTTCGTCTGCGGTGATGAGTGGTGATTTTGTGCCATTTTTGTCAACCACACACCCGAAAGGGCAATCTTGGCTTCGCAAGTATCTCACAAAGCACATAAGTTCATCATATACTGTTTCGTTGCTCATAGTTGCACCCCCAAAGCAAGTTGTTGTGCTTGCCGCTTCTTTTCTTGATAGTATGCTCGTCTATCACGGTGTTTGTGTTGTGATTTTGGCATTAAGCATTTTTCTCCGCCGTTGCACTTCTTCATAAAAGGGCATTTCTCACATTCTCCCAATTCAGGCAAGTAGCAACTGTCCACCGACAAAAAGTAGTCATCATAGTTCATAGTAATAAATATGCCCCATAACTTTGCTCGTGGTGGAAAACAGCATTGTTACGGGGCAACTCCTCGTGCTATTAAGTTTATCATCGCATTGCCGTTTCCACTCAACAACACGAGGTAGCAACCATTTTCTCTTGATTGCTCTTACATATTACACCCGTGAGTTTTGTTTGTCAACAATTATTTTTATATTTTTCGTAGAATTTTATCAAAGGTTTTTTGCGTTCTTCAAGTTCTTGTATGCGACTATCGTGTTCTTGCCAAGTATGTATCACATATTCAAGGTCTTTTTCGCTCATAGCAAGTGCATACCCCTTGTTATCGGAGGTCGATATGATAGGCACTCTTTTTGATAGGGCGGATATAACATCTCTTACTGTGCGTTCGTTCTTAATCCCCAAACGTTCACCGAGTTGTTCTTTTGTCCAAAACCCACCTTGTTTCAAGAGAAGATACATTGCATTGGCACGCTCTTTCATCTTGTCAGTTATCGGCTTTTGTGGTTTCATCGATTATTTTCTCCCTAAAAAACTTAATGAGTTCGGGTGATGATACTCCGTTGTTGTCATCGTCATCGGTTTTGAGTGCGGGATTGAGGTCTTGTTGTGTAAATTCGTGTGCAATTTTGTCCATTTTCTCGATGTCGATGTTTGTGATTTTGTACTCCCAAGATACACCGATACTTGCAAGTTTCTCTTTTATAGGCTCGCAAAGGTCGCTAACCGCAATCCTTACAAGGCTCTCTTTTAGTATCTTTTCAATAAAGTTCATAGTGTTATACTTCTTTTAATAGTTTAATTAGCATTTCGCCTGTGCGTTTTTTGTCGCAGAACATAAAGTCGATACCATACATCATTTTAAGGCGGTGCATTTTGTCAAGTAGTTTCCTACCGTTTACAAAGCCGTGTGGGTTTTTCCAACTTGCTATTTCTTGAATACTACCAAATGGCTCTTCAATAAGCACGATGAGTTTTATCCCTTGCTCATAGCATTTGCGATACTTCTTGTCGAGTGCTTGCTCGTCTTTCGACAAATCTCCCGCAAGTTCTATCAACGCAAATTTCGTGTCTATCGCAAACTTGCCAATCGGCACAACCTTGCCATTTTGCACTTCTCCAAGCATATAATCACCTACCGTGAGTGTCAAAGGATATATTTCAATCCCTTGACTATCACAGTATTTATGCACATTATTATGCTTACCTTTTTGTTGTCTTGTATCTTCTATTAGTATCATTAGAAAATAAACGGCAAATCTTCTTCAATAGTGTTGCTTGCTTGTGGTTGTTCCCCTACAAGTTCATAGTCGAACACAACAAAGGTGTAGTATTTCTTTTTTGTTTCCTTGTTGTACTTGTTGGTTACACCGCAATTCGTGATTTTAATTTTTTGTTTTTCTTGCGGGTGAAAACCGTGTGCCTTGCCAACAAAGCGCACTCCTTGTTCAACAAAGTCGTTTTCATAAGCACCTGTTTCTTTGTTCTTCTTTTGCGTTGAGAGTTGGCAAACATCATAGTTGCCCTTGCTCTCTACTTTCCATATTGTTGCATAACTTCCTACTCCAAACATTATTCTATTACCTCACCATTTATTTCTTCATCAAGCATATCTACTACACTTGCTTTTTGATTGTCTATCGTTTGTTTGCCATAAACATCTTCGACTTCTTCTTTCGTCAAGAAACCCATTGCAATGCTCGCACATTCGGTTCTCATAAAGAACGCCGCTGCACGGTAGCGAAGCATTAAAGAAGTAAGGTTCTTCCATTTCTCATTTCGTCCATACCAACCCTCTGCTTTCGCCATTCCGATTGTTACTGTTACACCCTTTATAATATTGCCGTCATTGTCAACTGCTTCAAGATAAACACCAAAATTGTCTTTCCCCTCATCACCGACTTCAACGTATCTCGTTTTTTGATAGCGACCGCAAGCATCTATCATCGCCTTGCACGCACTCCCTTTCCAAGTGAAGTTGTTATTGACACATTGAGAGTTTTGCATAACAACAACGGGGGATAGACCAATTCGATTGCCAATATCAATCGCTATAAGGCAGTTACCCGCCTTTCCCTTGTATTGTTGTGGTACAATATCACTTTGTGAAAGCACTTTTGCCATTTGAAGTGATTGATTATATAATTTGCTATCACTCCACATAGTAGGTACATTTTGCATTTTTGGTTCTTTGATTAATTCAATGCTTTTTGTTTGTTCAACTGGGCTAAATTGTTCGTCCATATATTATTCTCCTATATCTTTCAATAAATAACTCGGAAGTGAGAGTTCGTTGGGTAGATTTTCCGCTCCCATATATCCGTAGTAGTTGCCACTTTCACGGCAGTATTTGAGTGTGCCAATGTATTCACGGAATAGGTTTTCGCCACGTTGTCGCACATACTCGTTTGCTTGCACGATGTTGATTTGATACGGTGCTTTCTTTTCGACAAACACAAACATAAAGTCAATGTTCTCAATCGGCACTTTTAGATTTTCGCTCACACCTTGACTATACATAAAAGATTGTAAGTCATAGGCATATTGCACAACATCTTTTTCGATTGATTTTATATCGGCACTTCGGCACGACTTCAAGTCAGTTATTATGATATGTCCTTTTAACGCTTTGTAACAGTCAGGACGGCACTTGCACTCGATTTGGGTAAAGTTGTCCACCCAATACATTGATTGCTCGTGATTGCCTTTAAGCAAAGCCACAGCGTATTTGTTCGACATAACGCTATCTCGCATTGCACAAATTACATTATAATCGTCTTGCGTGATTACTTGTTGTCCGTTCTCATAGCATTTTGCCATAAAGTCATCATACAAGGCCTTGCCGTCTTTCGTCCTACGATTACATTCGGGGAGAATTGCAAACTCTTTATCAAAGTCTTGCGGTTCAAGCACGAGTTTGTGAAATGCACTTCCGAAAATTAAGTCATCGGACGGTGGTTGCGGATTGTCAAGACACCACTTGTAGTATTGCGGATTGACCGACATTTTTGCAAGCGAGGATTTTGACACTGCACCATTGCTATGATAATCTTTGTTGCTCTCTTGTTTCAGCATTGTCCACCTCACACTTTCTTACAATCGCAAGTTCGTAACCACACACATTGAGTACGGCATTGATATTTTGCACCAAAGCATCACTCGGCTTTTCTCTGCACCAATGATGAATTGTTTGTGGTTTTACTCCACACTTTTTGGCAATCGTTGGCACTTTGAGATTACTCTCTTTAACTATTCTACTTGTAAGCCCTATAATATCTTTCATTATTCACTCCTATAACCGCAACAATCGCACACCATTTGTCCACCACTGCTTTCTTTCACGCTCGTGCTACCATAAGGCACATAAGTGTCAAGGCTCTCATCGTGTTCAAATGTGAGTTTATTTCCGCAAAGTGGGCATACTCCATTCTCGACAAGTTCTTCTTCGAGTTTGTCCACTTCTTGCGATATAACTCGTATCACATCGTTTGGGTTGTTCTTAACTTCATTGATAAAGCCACGCAAGATTTCCAAATTGTCAAAGTCCACATCTTGATTGAAATAATCCATAATTGCACTTGTAAACGGCACTTCGGTTTCTTCTTGTTTTTTTGGCTCAATCATCGTCTTGAAAATATCTTCAAAAATCGGGTGCAAATTGCTCATTGTTGTCCTCCCATTTCCTCGGCTATCACAGTGCATACAAGTTCTCTATCGCCATAAAACGCTTGCATACCTTGTAATTGCAATATAATAGTTTTAATGTTCCCTGTAATTGTTAGTATCATAGTATTACTCCTCTTTCATTTTGAATTTTGTCGGTCTACCACTTTTTTTGTAGTAGCGTTGTCGATTGTTGATTTCTTCTTCGGTGGGGTATCGATATTCCGTTCCACCCTCGATTTCGTGGATACGCTGCGCAACATTCATAACAGTTGAACGGCTTACTCCACATTTCATTGCAAGTTCATCAATCCTTGTCATTCCGCACCTCCTTTTTATTAGATTGTCTATATTTTAGCACCATTCCACAATATTGTCAACGGTTTATCAAGGGTTTTCCAAATATTTTTTCAATAAAAAACCGCCCTATATTTCAAGAGCGGTTGTGTCACGAGTTCACGGCAAACTCAACAATATTCGCTATTCGTGACGGTTCGTGTGAATATTATTTGTCCCAAATATCACACTAATATAATAAGATGTATGTAAGAAAAAGTCAATAGGTTCTGACATACCATTAAATTGTTTGTTTTATGGTTCTCTTATGGTGTCAAGTAGTTTTGCTTTACACCTAACATAAGTGGCAAGTTGCCCTACCCCTATGCTATAAAGTCATCGGATAACGCACTACGCCACATACTGCTTGTTGCAATTCAAAACGAGAAAAGCCACCGCATTGGGTGACTAATCTCGGTCTTTCTTTAAGGAGGTCTATCTAATGACTGTAATTATAATAGCATAGTAACTATTCTTTGTCAATAGGATTTAATTTTTTCTTATATCTCCACCTATCTTGCAAAATGGTTTGTGGTTCAACATAGTATTTCTCGGATAAATCTACCACCGAAGTGCTACTCCTCAAAATATCCCATACATATTCCACTCTGTCTATAAAAATCCCCTAATAACTAATCTCACGACTTCATCATTAGGGGACTGTGGGGGCTATTATTATTTTGCTTGTTCTGCTTGATAGTCTGCAAACGAGCCTGTGTAACCGAGATTTGCGACTGCCGACCGATACTCTGCTTTCAATCTTTCGAGTTGCGCTTGTTTCTCTTGTTCTTCTTGTTTTGCTTTAAGTTCCGCAAGTTCTTGTTCTTTGACTACTGTGTATTCTTCAAGTGAGCCGTCAAACACTCCGTTTAGGATGTCGTTTCTCCAAGCCTCTTTATATTGCGCTTGTCGTCTTTCTTCTTCGGCTTTCTCTTGTTCTGCTTTCGCTTCTTCTTCGGCTTCAAAGTCTTGTTCTGCTTTCAAGATTGCATCATAGGCTTTATCAAATCCAAGTTTCTTTGCGATTATCCTACCTTGATATTGTTTTGCGTTTTCAAAGCCTGCACCTTTTACGCCAAACACGATAGCGATGAAAAGCACGGCGCACACGACAACACCAACGCAGATGTTTGCCCAAAGCGGAAGTTCAACCTTGCCAAAAAGCAATCCGCAAGTTGTAGCACCACCACTTGCAAGTGAAGCAATAAGACCAACGAGAATACCGATAATCGACTTCGGGTTTCTCTTCAAAAAGTTCAAGAATTTGTTTTCCTTGATTTTTTCCTTACACATATTTATCACCTTTATAATTTTTGTTATCTTATCATTACCCTCTTTATAGGTAAGTTTCTTGATTGCGGGTTTGAGTGCAATCGTGATACCCTTTGCAAGACCTTTTGCCGTAACTTTTACCGTTTGAGTTAGGATTACTACCAACAAAAACGATACGGCTTTGGCAATGACGGTTGTTATAGTGTAGGCTATTGCTTCTTCTATGAGTTCTTCTATGATTTCGTAAGTTAGGAGCAACCCAAATCCCTTACAAAATGTTTTCAGCCAAGAACTAAAACTCCCCTTATTGTGTATCTTACAAGAGCGGTTGTTCCACGATTTCGTCACCCGCGACTTCGGCAACCGCACATTGTTCGACAACTTGCTCATCGTGTGCCTCCGCTACTTCGGCAACGGGTTCTTCAACCACATCGACAATGCCCAATCTCGATTTCAAATCATCACGATAGGCAACCACTTGTGCAATATTTTCTTCCGTATAATCGGCGACATTTGCTTGTGCTTTCTCAAAGGCAACTCTCGCTTCTTCGAGTTCAGCAACGGCTTTGTCCTTTCCGCCGAGCCACGCATTGCACTCATCGAGTTTATCTCGCATAAGTTGTTCAATGTTGATAAGTTCCATAATCTATCTCCTATTGATATTCTTAAATAATTTTCAGTCCACCCAGTACTCCGAGCGTGATTGCGCCAGCCACCAACAGACCGAATATAATCCAGACAGTGACCTTAATTCTCGGTCGTGTGCGTTCGTCCGCTTTCTCGTAGCGGCAAATGATACCGTCAATCCCGTCTATCAACATTCTTACAAATCCGCACGGCACTTTGATTACGAGTACGCCGATGAGATAGAATGGTGTTAGGAGCGGCACAACGATGTATTGCAACCACTTCGGGAGGTGGGATACGATATTGAACGTGTCGAAAAGCGTCTTGTTGCTATCGTATTCGGCTCGTTGCAACTCGGTTTCGCTATCTTTCAAGTCCTTTTTGGTCTTGGTGATTTTCGCTTGTTGCTCGCCAATGAGTTCGTTTTGCTTGCCTTTTGCGAGTACGCCGATAAAGTCATCGTCTTGCACTGCGTCGGCAATCGCTTTTGCGTTCACGACATCTTTCGCTTGTTGTTCATAGGTTTGTTCTGTGTTGAGTTTGAAGTGGACATCTTTCAACGACACATCAGCCATTGACTTCTCGGACATATCCGAAACCGCAACAGCCTTTTTTTGCTCTTGTTCTTTCTCGATTTCGTCAAAATTTGTCATCTCAACCATACTTCTACCTACTCATCTCGAATAATATACCCTTTATCCGAGAATGTCAATACTTTATGTAAATTTTGTTTGAAAAAAGTTTCCTCCACGTCATATTGCCGTTTTCTTGCCCACTCCCCATAAGCAGTTTCGGCTTTTTCGATTGTGTCGATACCGTTAATGCGGCAGTCGTATAGGGTGCAGATAACCTCGTTTCCGTTTTCGCCCGCAATAATGAGTTGGTCTATAAATGCGTCAATGTCGATTTGTTTGATTTGTATAATTGCCATAGTTCAGTGCCTCACTTACGTTGTAGTCGTGTTTATAATCGAGGCAAACCTATCCGCTTGTAGTGATGCACCAGCAATAAGTCCACCATTTGCACTACCTTCCGAGATAAACCCTTGAATTGTTCGTTGATTTACCGCACCACCCATTAACACTGGGGTTTTGTCGGCATTCTCCATACCATATAATTCAATAAGTTTAGGACGAATAATATAATCTAACATCTCACGTACATGGTCATTCGTTATCGTTTTACCAGTCCCTATCGCCCAAATTGGCTCATATACAACAACAAGTTTATAATTTTCGAGTTCCGAGGCAGATACTCCTGATAGGCAGGATTGAAGTTGGTTTTGTACATAATTTGCATATGTCCCTGCATCTCGAATTTCCTCATTTTCACCAACACACAAAAATACCTTTAAACCATTACTAAAAGCAAGTTGTGTGGCGTGATTGACATCTGTATCGGTAACACCTAGATACTCTCTAACTTCATACCCTCCTACCATTGCCCACGAGCAACCACAGTCTGCTGCTTGCTTTGCGGATATCTGTCCTGTGTATGCACCAGTTGGCTCCGATGAAATATTTTGAATACCAAGTGAAATCATATCAGATAACCCACTTGCTGAAATTTTGGACTTAACATAGTCTAAATAACACGCTGGTGGGAATATAACCACTTTCTTTGTCGGGTTCAACTCCAACGCCGAATTAAACGTATTAAAAAAATCGTCTATTTCCGACTTAATTTTGTTCATTTTCCAGTTGCCACCAAACCACAATGCCACTGTTACAACTCCTCCTTTTTCAAATACAAGAACATAAGTTCCTGTCACTCCGTTTCGTGCATACACTTTCGTGATGTCCGTGTTGCCGACTTTCAAATCCGTCAGCGTTGTTCCGTTTACCACTATTGGCATATTCCACCACCTTTACAGCGTTAGGTACAATGTCGTTCCCGTAAGCGTTGCCGACTTGATTGCTGGCGTAGGCTTGTTTGACAAGTCGTTGTAATTCCCGCTAAAATTACTTGTACCAGCCCCGATGTTTGAACGAGCTTGTGACTTTTGAGCATCCGTAAGAGTTTGTGCCGTATATTTCACATAATCAGTAGGTATCGTAGGCTTGTTGCTCAAATCGTTATAACTGCCACTTGTAGCAACCGTAGCCAAATCGGAAACATTTACTTTCTGTTTGATTGTTGCATCATATCCGTCATATTTTGTGATTTTTGCTTGCGTTACACCTGAATTGACAGCCGCAAGTTGCGTTTCCGTGAGCGTGTTTTGTTTTGCGTTTACCTCATCTTGTGTAGCAAGACCAGTTACAGCACCAGTCTTTCCGTTCACACTTGAAACGAATTTTGTACTTGACGGCAATGCTCCAACATCGCTTGCACCAAGTTGGACAGCACCAGTCTTTCCATTGACTGATGTTACTGGTGCGCTTTGCAATGCTGTATCTGCTTTACCGAGAGATGTCTGCACGTCGCTTGCAAGGTCAGTTTTAGGTATGCCACCACTCGGCTTCGTGTACTTTGCGTTTACTTGCGAAGTCGTTGCCAAGTCGCTTATCTTCTTGCCAGAATCTTTGAGCGTTTGCGCAGTCGAATCGTACTGCACAAGGTTGCCATCAACAAGCCCAGTTCTAGTTGCTAGAGGTTGCAATTCGCTCTTTGCCACATCAATATTGCCAGTGCTATCAAGCTTCACGTCGCCTACATAAGCCGTTCCGTCTCCGTCAAACACCAACGCGCCCGAATTCGTACCGTCGTATTTAGGTGCTACCAAGCCCGCGGGTGTCGTGAGTTTGGTTGTGTTGCCGTGTGCGACCTCGATAAGTTTGTCTTTGACTTGAAGCGTTGTCGAATCAACAGTCGTGGTCGTGCCGTTAACTGTTAGGCTGCCACCTACGGTCAAGCTACCAGATGTGCTTACATCACCGCTAATTGCACCACCACCCAATCCGTCAACCGATGTGATTGCGCTACCAGATTTAATGTTCCATATGTTATTTGCCTCATCTATTGTTTCAAGTGTAAGTCCGTCACCAATCGACAAATATAAATCTTTTGACGCGTCGTAACTTGTCCCGCTTGCCAAACTACCGTCTGGGAACACATAAACTTTCTTGTTGAGCTTTCCGTTTTCTTGTGGTGCAAGTGACATACCAAACGATTCAAGAGTTCCTGCGACTCCTGTCACAACCTCGTTTATCGCACCAACAACCGTTTTATCTGTCGTTTCCAAGCTAGCGTCGGTCTTGGTTTGGTACACGCTCAAATCGGGTTTGTTCGCTAATGCGTCATACGGAATCTGAATTATCTCTTCTTCCGTGTCGCTAACCTTTCGGCTTATTGTGTATTCTTGTGAAGTAGCCACTGCTTACCTCCAATTTTATGCTTTTGCTCTGAATATAAGTCCGTTTACCATTACGTCGCTCGGAATCGGGTCGTCTTTACCTATAAAAGCAATCGCGCGACCACCAGCAGTCACACGTCCTTTCGCATTGACTGCAAGAGCTGTATATGTACCTGCCTTGACACCTGTGTTAGAAAGACCTACCGAGATAGTACCCGAAGTTTCGCTTACTGAAAAATCCGAAGTGCCAAGCGTTACATTTTTCGCTGCACTACCGTCGAACTGAACGGAAGTAGTACCGTTACCGACTGTAAGTTTATTTTCAACCTTGTCAGCTGTTTCAGCTTTTTTGGCTTTTGTCGTGCCGTTTTTGAGGTTTGAAATCTCGGTAGCGTTTGCGTTTGCTTTCGAGAGCGCACTATCGGCAGTGCCTTTTACTTCGTTGATTGCGCCAACTACCGTCTTTGAAGTGGTTCCAAGAGTGTTGTCGGTCTTGGTTTGGTATGTTGCCTTTATCGTCGAAATCTCGGTCGCATTTGCATTCGCTTTTGAAAGTGCCGAGCTTGCGTTCGAGGCAACTGTTGTATCGGGAACAAGTGTCTTTTTTGTGTCGTCCCACTTCACGAGGTTGCCGTCCGTCAACCCCTCGCGTGTCGCCAAAGTTTGCAAATCGCTATTCGTGACATCAATGTTTCCGCTCGCGTCGAGTTTAACATCGCCAACTTGTGCATTACCGTCACCATCTATAACGAGTGCGCCATAGTTTGTACCGTCATACTTCGGGACTACAATACCAGCGGGGGTTGTGAGTTTAACCGTATTGTCTTTCGCAACTTCAATCAGTTTGTCCGACACCTTAAGCGTTGTGCTATCGATAGAAGTAGTAGTGCCGTTGACAGTAAGGTTGCCGCCAATAGTGAGGTTGCCAGTTACAGAGCCGCCCGCCTTGTCGAGCTTCTTCGCAAGTTCGGTATCAACATTTGCTTTTACTGCATAACCCTTATCTTCTGCCGCAGTGACACGACCTTTCGCATCCACTGTCAAGCCTTGATACGTACCAGCAGTCACACCACTGTCTGCCAACGTTAAGACAAGTTTATTAGTTCCAGACGCAGTATCGGTAGTAGAAGCAAAATAACCCGAGTTCAAAGAAACAGCAGTATTAGTGCCACCATTGAAGTCAACACTATGACTACCATTCTCGATTGTAAGCGTATGCCCGACCTGACCTGCCTCTTTCACGACTGCTTTCGACAAGTCCGCAATCTTGTTCGTGACTATGCTCGTACTCATGTCGCTTGCATTGTTGCGTACGTCATCTACCTTACCAGCACTCGCTACGCGACCTGCGAGTTCAGCAAGCGCGCCCTCCACATCTTCCGAAACGAAATTGTCAGCCAAGTCGTCTATAAGTACGTTGTCAGCCTTGTTTTCCAACAAAACTTGGGTTATGCTTTCGTCGTCGTTTACTACCAAGAATTGTGTACGTTTCTTATCTTTAATTGTTATGTCCGCCATTTGGTTTTACTCCTGTTTTTGTAAGCATATATAGTCGCCTTTGACCAGCTTCGTCATATCAACGCTTGCCAAGTCGTCGGTATATGAAATTTTTGTATTCATTTTTTTGAGCGTGTCAAGACCGAGCCTGTAACTGTTTTTGCCGTCGTCAACATACAACAATCCGTTCTTTGTGAAGCCGTCGCTCTCCCTGAAACCGCCAAGCCGAAGCGGAACAAACTGCGCAGTCGGTATTAGACGCCCTGAAACGCCCGCCTTTACGCTGTTGGCTTGCGCCTCGACTGTCGCTTCAACAGATGACACACTAGCCGTTATTTTGGCTCTCACACCGTCGATGTCAGCTGTCAGTGGCATTGTTCAACCTCCGCGTCTGCGTTGTCCCATATTGTCGTCACGTAAGTCCCGTAGTATGTCGTGCAATAATTATACTTGCCAACCGCAAACTTCGCACTAACTTCGTCCGTGAAATTCATTACAACTTCAACGTACTTCTTGCCGCCAACCTCGTACATCGTCAAGTTCTTGAACTCAAACTCGTGAACTAGGTTGTTTCTTCGGTCGTAAAATCTGACAACTATATAATCATCTTCGCCGAGCACTATTGGTTCGCCTGTTTCGCCGTCAATAAGCTCAATTTCGAGAGCATACGGGAACGTGTTGCCGCTAAACCATTTCAGCGTTCTGCCGTCAAACCTCGGACTTCCTTTTGAACTAACTTGTATTTCGTCTGCCATATTACGCTTCTTCCTTTTCTTGTACCAGCATTTTGCCGTGGTACGCTTTCTTGCCATCAACGGTTATGTCGAACTCATACTCGCCAGCCGTCAAATTCCCAGTTTCATATTGGCTAAAAACGAGCAAGTTGTCATAGCTAAACGCCCGCGCAATCCCAAGCCCGTTACAAACAAAGAGAACCACGCTCCCAGTTGTGTTGGATGCCCAGTTCAATCTTGTTTCATCGCCTTTCGTTATCGTTAAATCGTACATACCATTGCCTCGTTTCTAGAATATACCACGATTAGTAAACTGTCAATAGTTTTAGTAAAATTGTGCTAGTCTGGTGACCGTTATGGACTTTACGTAGCTTCTGCGCTCATAACCAGCTCGCTTATTATATTTTTCTTCTGCGACATAATTCAAAATTCCGTTTACCCAATTCGCTGTTATAGTGCAATGAACAGTGTGTATGCCAAGACCATTATATTTGCTAAAGCTAGCCGTTCCCATCGAAGCTCGCGTTTCGGTGTAATCTTCGCCATTTAGATTGAATACTACACTTACAATATATGCTGAATTGCCAGAATAATAGTCATAGCCGCTCGGTAACTTTATGCTTCCCGTCTTCTCACCGTTCGTAGTAAACGTGCCTGTGCTAATCGTCCCAGTCGAAATCCCGCCACCAATGTCTATGTAGTTCCACTCTTTTTCGTGCAGTTTTTGCAGTTCGAGTGAAAGGGTCGGCGCGCCTGCGTATTTGAATGTGCGCCCAGTCACGCGCCAATACCCGTCTTCGCCCTCGATTCTTACCACGTCATATGGTTGCATAATCTCGCCGTGTTCCCAGTCGCCAATCCCGCAAAAAAGCTCTTGCGTTCCTGTTTGCACGCCGTCCTCATAATCCGCTAAAATATTTTTTCTAATTGAAGTCGCGTTGTCTGAATACTGCATTAACTCATTTTGAGCTATTTTTATTGGGTTTATTGCGCTCTCTATAGCATCTGTACTTGTTGTGGTTTCATTAAATTTTATGTTTTCAACACTTGCCTTAACAATAAAATTGACAGTCGATGCAGTATAATAATGCAATTCGCCACTGCCTTTCGCATTGTCATAAAACCAATATTTTTGGTCTATTGCGGCGTTAATTATAGTCACTTTCCAAAACTCCGTCAATGTTTTATCTTGGTAACTTTCAACGTTTATTATAGCATCTCCGCTCATAGATATAGGAGTTGTAGCATTGTTGTTATAATCTGTCGGCTCTTGTAGTGGCATTGTCCACTCGTAACCTGCTTCACTATCTGTAACTGTTTTATTTAGAGAACTATCGACAGTTCCGCTTTCGTACAAACCTGTGCTAGTTACGCGGATTCCTGTTATATTTTTAATCTTTGTAAAGTTATTGTTTATTTTTTTGGGAACATTAAAGGAGTATCCCTCTACAAAACGAATAGCATTGCCTGCATTTGTCAAGCCGCCTTGTTCTTCTGTGCCTATGTTGCTAGACATTGATACAACAGTTGCCTCATAACTATACACATCTTGGTCGGCTTGCTTTTCTTTTATGGGTATTACATAGCCGACTTCAACGCCATCAACCTTGTTTTTCAAAAATAGCGTCTTGTTAAAGTTGGAAATCTTGTGGTTCGCGTCTATTATAGGGGTGTTGGTTATTTCGTTAGAACTGAAAATTTGCGGTCTTGCGCTTTTGAATCTAATATCTCCGCTCTCGTCTAACGATAATGTCATTTGCGCAAGCGTGCAAAACTTTTCGATTGTTTCGCGGTAAGAAGCCGATTCAAGGTATGGGTAGTTTATTAAAACGCTATCCAAATAATCGTATAAAGATTCACTCCCAGCCGCTAATGTAGAACCATACACATACGGGTTTCTGCTGTGCGGACTATTAAGCAAATCTTTGTTAGAACGCTCATCAAGGACAAACGTGCTAATAGTAATTGTGAAAGTTTGCGAAATAGCTGCGTTATTAAGCATTAAAACAAAATACACCACGTCTGTTATAGGTGTAAATTCCAACGTCGCAATATTTGTTGTATCTGACGTAATATTAGCGGAAGCGATTGCTGTTTTATCAAGATTAGCCGCAGTCGGGTACGTTTCTGTAATTATAGCTTGCAACCCAGTAGTGCCTGCCGTAAGCGAGAAACTAGACGTCTTTATCGAAAAAGAAATCTTGTGAGCAACTCCTTTTTTTAGTTTTATGCTCGTACCTATTTTTTCGACGTGACCGTTTAAGTACGGAATCTCTGCTTTCATCTTTGTTGACGAGTCAAAAGTGATTTTGCCAGACGAATAATAAATATCCCAGTTTCTAGGAATCTCTTTCACATACCCGCCATACGAGCCGATAACATCGTCAAACATCTCGTAAGCCGACATTGAATAGTCGCGGAGCGGCATACCGCCATACGTCACTTTGTCGAGCAACGAAAGCCTGTCGCTGAAATCGAGGTTTAGTTCGCGGTTTATAACGTCATAGTCGCTGTCGCTCGTGGTGTGTTCTTGAATTTGGTTGTCGTTTATGCGAATTTTGGTTTGCGCGTTTGAAGCGGGCAGAACGCCAGCCTCAATGTCAGCCCGAATCGCGCCGCCGAGGTCGCGGAGTTTCGCACTGCCAGTGCTTGGAATAACCCCGTAGTTTATGCCAGCGGGGTCAGTAGAAATTTGCGAAGTGCTTGAAATATTGTCGACCCACGCTTTGTTATAGGTCTTATCTCCGATTTTAAGTTCAAGTTGCGCCATAGGTTACCCCCAAATTGCATAGAGTGTCATATTTTCCCACATTGTTTTGTGTTGGTTTGGCATATAATGACCGCCTTTACCATTCGCCATTGTGTTCCACTCTTTGAATGTCTTACCACTATATGATAAACCACTCGAAGTTGCTATGTCAATGTTATCTCCCCACTTTGCACTTTGACTTTCCACTGTGCCACTACCACCATTTGCGTTGTATGTGATTGTAAAATCTGTGGCTATCAAGTCCGTTTTATCACGATTTGTTGCAACAAGTTTTACCGACACATCAAGCAATCCGAGATATTCCGTGCCGAACGCATAGAGTTTAGACTTCTCTTGTTTCGTAAATGCAAACTCTTGATTGACTACCCACTCACCCTTTTCATAGTTGAAATAGGTCACATTGCACACACGCTCTTTCGCTATTTTACACAATGCTATATAGTCTTGTACATTAAGATATTTATATGATACTTCAAGACGTGCAACAAGTCCATAGTCCACATCAAGAATGTTAGTCAACACAAAGTCCGTACTTCTCGTCAAGTCACCGCCCCAAACAGGTTCTTCCCAACCAAGTGCGCTATCTCTGCTTATTCCCTTTATGGGATAGTCCACATAACCCGCACCCGTAAAGTATATCGTGTCAAGTTGCCTTTTGCCATTCCCATTAGGTGCATTTGGCACTATGATTTTATTTTGGTAATCGATTTTCACACCCATTGTTTTATCTCCAATTCAAGCCTGTGTTCCTACGATTTGCTTCACTTCTAAAACCGTTGTTGCCTGCAATAAAAGTGCCAACCTTGTTGCCGTCCAAGTAAATCGCACTTTCTCCGTTTTCGCCGCTCGCCATAGCCTTAACCATTCCGCTATAAATCGCACTCTCCAACTGTTGCATATTCATAACCGCACCACCACCGCTATTCGTGCTTGCAATAAGTTCGGTTTGTCCGTTCTCATTCGCATAGAACAAGTCCGCACTGTTGTAATCACCACCAAAAGCGTGGTTTTTAATTGTACCAACTTCTGCCGCCTTTACAAACATTGCCGATGCCGCAAGCCCAAGAGAAATCGCCGATGCAACTTTTACCGCACCAGCCGCACCGCCAGTCATAGCCATAATAACCGCTACTGTTCCTGCAAGTGCCGCCGCTACACCAAGTATTGTTTTTAATATATCAAAGGCTTTTTGCAAGCCCGATGTAGTTTCGTCCCAATCTAAAATGCCGTGTATGCCGTCTATTGCCATCCATACGCCTGCGACTATACCGCCAATAGCAGACAAGTTAGTGAACATATCGCCACCGAGAATGTCTGCAACCTTTTGCAAGCCACCGCCTTTTAGCCAAGTGATGAGTTTTGATGTGCCTATGGTTACAACAACACCGCTTATCAAACCAAGCGTTGTAAGGCTCTTTCCAAGTTCTTCGTTGATAGAGAACGCATCTTTTACGCTTTCTTCCGAGAACATATTTTCTATATCGTTGCCGCCTTGTAATTTTTCAAAGGTATCAAACGAAAGCAATCGTGCTTGTTTGTTCATTTCCTTGAAATATTCGGTATTGACTTTAAGATATGTCGAACTTTTTGTCAACAACGCACTCAAATATGAAATAGCGTTTGCAACCTCCGCAATACCTTGTGCCACTTTCTGCACAATGGGAGTAATCGCATTAAGCAACGGCAAGAACGCAACCGCTACCGAGTTCTTGATTGTGGTGAAAGACGAATTAAGTTGTGAAAGCGTTTGGTTTACTTCATCGCTAAATTGTGCAAGGTTACCGAAGCCCTCTTTGAAAGCATTTGTAATTGCCTTTAATGCACCACGAATAGCACGATAAATTGCAACTCGCTTAATTGATGCACGCAATGCCCCAAGTTCGCTTTTTTTAGTTTTATCTTGCTTGGGCAATTGCTTTTCTATTTCTTTGTTTATTCTTTGTTCAAGCGAGAGTGCTTGTTTGCGCAAACGGACATATTGGTCGGCAGTCAAGTCGCTATTTTTAAGTTTTTCGTTTACAAGCGTAAGTTGTGCTTGAAGTGCTTGGAGTGGAGTGTCCAAATCACCTAAACTTTGTTTAAGTCCCGCATCTTTTAACTTTTTATCCAAGTCGGCTTGTGCTTTCTCTTGCTTTTCTATTTCTTTTGTAATTCTCTCGTCAAGCGAGATTTCTTGCCCTTTTAGGTTTACATACGCTCTTTTTGTTTTTACACCTTTTTCAAGTGATTCTTGTACTAACTCCGCTTTTGCTTGTAAGTAGTCCATTTTTGTGTTGATTTCACCAACTTCTTCCGACCAGTCTTTTGTGGTTTGTTCAACATCTTCTATTGCGCTACCTACACCACCTTGTGCAGACAATTCGTCTACTTTTTTTTGTGCTTCGTCTATGCCAAATTTTTCTCTAATAATTGCAAGTGAATCTGGGTGAACACCCGCTTGTACATATTCATCATAGGCTTTTGTGAGTTCGGTGAGTTCTTTTTTTGCCTTTTTAAGTTTAGCACTTTGCTTACCAACACCGCTTGTGCCTTTCGCACCGCCACCGCCAAAACTCAAAGCCTTTGATACTGCTTCAAGTTTACTCGTGTCGAGTTTATTTATTTCCGCTTGTAATTTAGAAATAGCCGTAGCAAATTCATCGACTAATTTTTTACTACCGCCTTGTGTCTTATCCTCGACTTCTATTTCTAATAGTAATCTATCAATCTCTTGGTCTGCCACGACTATATCTCCTATCTTTTATTTTTACTCAACAAAGTGACGAAGTGTTGCCACGCTCTTGCTCTTTGCGCTTTCAACCATTCTTCATCATTTGCAAGTTCTTTCTCGTTTTCTTCTTCATAAGGCATTGGCGGATATTCAGGCGGTTTTTGTTTTCCGAACTGCAATGTGCTTGCTATTGCACACGCAAAGTATTTGCCTTGTAACCACAAATCTTGTACTACGGTTTGTCGCCTTTTGTTGTATGCCTTAAAGTATATCTGTATCGTCTTTGGTGTTAAGTGCCAAAAAACATTGTCGTCTATCCCAACAACTAATGCGTAATAGTGCCACTCGTTTTCCACCCATTCTCTTATGGACGGATAGTCATACACAGACTTGCCTTTTCGCTTTTTGGTAGGCTCGTCTGTTGGCTCTATTGTTGACGGGATATGTTGCGAAAAAAATCGCTATCGGTAAGGTTTTCAATCAACACCGCAAAATCGGAGAACTTGCCACCGTTTGCAAGATGTTGGTCGATTTCTTTACCTGCCTTATCCATATCGCAGTCCATTACAAGTGCTACCAAAGCACGAATGGTTTTCATCGATTGCTTTGCCGCATCTTGAAGTGAAAGTCCCTTATCTTCCAATGCGCAAATTGCATTAAAGTCGATAGGTTTGACTTCATATTCTTTTCCGTTGATTGTAATTTTCTTCATATATATACTCCTTAATATTTTACTTTATAGTTTGTAAGGGATAACTTTTGCGATTAGGTTTCGTTTTCGTAAGTCGGGTCGTCACTAAATACGGGTTCGCCAGTCGGCGCAACATACGCAGAGATGTCGATACCATTGTTTGCTTCCATTGCAGGAATACCAAGAGCGAGAGGTCTGCCCGTAAAGAAGATAGATTGGTCGTAATCGGGAATATCGATACAGAACCACATCTCTTTTCCGCCAGTAAGACCCGCTTCTGCCGAAACTGCCGCTTTCCACTCGTCTGCAAACACTTGTCCAAAGCGTGCGCCAAATTCGATATTATCGGGCATTTCTTTGAGCAATGTTACTTTTGAGGTGTATTCTTTGTTGTCAAAAGAGGTTGCATCAGCCGTATTCGGTGCGACATTGAAGTCGGGAGTGCTATACAAACCGTGAATGACTTTATATCCAGTGGTAGGTCTTGTGCCAGCAACAGTTTCAACTGCATACGACACTTTTACACCAATAGTAGTCAAAGCAATATTCTTTGCCATTTTAATTCTCCTTGTTTAATATTATGTTAAAGCGCATAGCAGAGTAGTACGCTTTTGAGCCGTCCTCGTATGGAAGTGCGGGTGTGCAACTTGTTCTTCTCATTTGCACGATGTTGCGTTGTGAGTATTTGAACTCGTCCATATAGGCTTTGCACATATCTGCAAGAATGTAGGCAACGGACTGTGCATCCGTGTCTTTTTTATCCACTTTCATTCTAACACCATATAGGTTGATTTGCAAGGGATAGTTTGCAGTTGATTCTGCCAAAAATGTTTCGCTTGCGGTAGAGTTGTCCATAAGTTGCACGGTGTAAAATGGAGTTACCGCAGTAGGCACAAGGTCTTTCTCATAGGCATAGTGACCGAGTGGCTTTTTAGACAAAGTGGTATCAGCACTAAACTTGTCATCAAGGTATTTTATCACGCTATCTACAAATGTTTTCATTGCTTACTCCTAATGTCTTTCGCCAATCCATTGTGAACATACTCTTTAAGGCTTTTTGCCGTATGATACATTCTCATACTTGCCACTTGTCCACGAGTAAATCCACCTTTGCCCATAAACCAACCACCCAACACTTTTGTTTCAGGGTTGTCGTAGTAATACTCCCAACCGTGTGTCGTATTCACTCTCGGCGGTCTTGTGTCGCCCGCTTTCCGTTTAGGGCTTATAAACGTGAGAGTTTGCGTTGGCAATTCGCCCTCGTAAGTTCCCTCACCTACAAGTCCTGTGCCGTATTCGTCATAGGCTATTCCACTACCGCTTGCGATAATTCGTGCCTTGTTGTTGTCAACTTCGCTTTCGACTTCAAAGTGTGTACCACCATATTCCGTTTGGGCTTCACTCATTCCCTTATCTACAAGCAATTCAAGAGCATTTTGTTGTAACACATCGCCCTTGATGTTTTGTAGTTTGGAATAATATCTATCCAAATCGTTGCGTTTTACCCACTTCATTCCGCTACCTTTTTAAGTGTGAGTTTGATACGAGCATTTCCGTAGTCTACTGTGTCAACCACATAGTTTGCGTTTTGCCCATTCCAATCTTCATCTATGCTTGGTTTTTTGCCGTTGCAGTAAAATAGGTCGCCCTCGTTAAAAGTTTCTTCCCACATTTCATAGGGTTGCGCTATTGCTGTCAAATAAGATGTGATTTGGTCGCCAAATTGAATTATGTCGCTATAACCGCTTTTGCCCATAACAGTAAAGTAGTTACATCTCGTCCTAATCTCAATAGGCTCGCCATAAGTGTCTTTCTTCAACTTCTTGCAATACCAAACACTTTGACCGATTTTCATTATCCTATCACTCCTGCTTGCGGCATTATCATACTTACAAGCCTATCACTCAAATGTGCATTGTCGAAAGTCCACGATACTCCATTCTCTCTGTATGCAATCGCATTTGAAAAGCCAAGTCGCTCTACAAGTTCGTCACACGCACTCAATACCCATTGTTCGGCTCTAAACCCTTTAATAGGGAGAGTATCTTCATCTATGGACTTATCCGCAGGGTATGCAAGAGAATAATAGAACATTTTTGCCTTGTCCACTATACGCTTTGCATCGCAATCACTCAAATATGGATAACTTGCTTTTACCATTGTTTCAAAGTCCATAGATTTATACTCCTATACTTTATACTTTATACTTTATGCCGTCTTACTATTAGCCACGAGAGATAATTCTTGCAATCGGAACTGCCTTGTGGGGGAAGTAAGATTTGCTCGACGGGTCACTGTCGTGTGCCAAAGTCCACGATGCACCTGCTTCAAGAGAACTTGCAAGGGGTGAAAGCGGAATAACAGAGGGAGCATAAGAAATGCCTTTCGGTGCAAAGAGTTTTCTTTGTCTTGTGTAAAGAGTGGTTTCACCGCCGTTCGTTTTCGCATCTCTCGCCATTTCATAAGGTTCTTTCACACCGCAGTCAACATAGTCAAATGCGTCAGTGCCGAGAATGTATGTGGTGTACTTCGTGTAGCCGTCACTGCCAGAGCCTGCCACTGCTTCGGTGGGCATATTGTCATCAATGAGAACAAGTCTGCCATTCCACGTTGCCAAGCCCAAATCTCTTTGAACACCGTTTGCATCGGTATATTTGAGATAGTTCAAAAGGTTGAGGTTTTCAAGGTGAGTTGCAACAACAGAGTGCATAATTGCAACCTTGAAGATGTTTTTGTTATCGCCAGTTGCCTTTTGGATTGCACTGTTGAGAGTGGTTGCGCCAACAACTTGTGCTTCGGCAGTAGCCGCACCCGAAATGTCGGTCGTGTGTTCGCTTACGAATTTAGCGTTTTCGCCACCCGTCATAGAGAAGATACCTTTGAGAATTGAGAGAATGGTGTCTTGGTCTACATTGTCCCAATAGTGTGCAACTTCGCTTGCAACGGGCAAGAAGTCATTGCCACCAGTGATGTCGTAAGAGAAGTCTTTTTCAGTAAAGCCTTTTGCTCTACCAACAACAACCATACCTTGCGAGTAGGTCTTACGGCTGCTTGATGTGATGTCCGTGCTACCGTCATAGTTCACTGCATCACCACCGATAGGTGCTTTCATCGGTATCACCGCATAGTTACCACCAGTTTGGTCGGGGAACATTGCTTTGATGTCGTTTCTAACACGGAAAACGCCCGCTTTCAAAAGTTCGTTTCTGCGGAGGTCGCTAACCGTATCTACATATCTGCCAAATACTTCGGCATTAAACGCCTTTTTGTCAAAAATGCTTGCCATTTTTTTGTTTCTCCTTGTTTTATATTATTTAATGGTTTTCAATAGTTCTCTGTATTTTTGGGGATTGTGTTCTTTAAGTTCGTTCCACTCTTCCATTGAATACTCGATTGCTTTTTTGGTCGAACCACTATCGCCTTGTGGGGCGGGTGTCGGATTGTTGTGAAGTGCCGCTTCCTTGATTTGTTTTTCGTAGTTTTCTCTTTCTCTTGCAAAGTATTCGTTTTGCTTTTTGATAGCATCTGCAAAGTTTCCGTCCGCAAATGCAGTTGCTACTTCGTCAAGGACTGCGCTGTCTTTTATCGTGCTACCGAGTTCATTCTTGTATCGATAGAGAGAGTTTTCACGCTCAATAGCCTTGTATCTTTCTTCTCTGTCTGCAAGTTCTTGGTTGCGTTTTTCGTCATCTGTCATTCTCTTGCGGAGTTCTTCTTCAAACTTTTTTGCACGGCTTTCGCTATTTGCAAATTTGTCTTTTGACACATAGTCACCGCTCGACAAGTCAACGATTTTCTTTCCCGACAATGCAGTTTCGACTTCTTCAAAAGTCATTCCATCTTTGTAGGCATCGCCCAACAGTTCTTTAATAGTTGCCATAATTACTCCTACCATATACCTTTAATTTGTAAAACCGTAGTCTGTTCTACGCTGTATGGTGCATAATTTATATGTCTTATGCTCGACAAATTTATTCCTCATCATCAAGGTCGCCCTTGTTGGTGTCGTTTGTATCAGTTTCTTGTGTTGCTTTGAGTGCTTGTTGCGCCACGAGTTGACGTTGTGCCTTTTCTTCGTTTTCTTTGTCCACTCGCTCCATATATTCTTCCCACAACTTGCCCTCTGCTTCGGGGTCGTTCGACAATCTTGTAATGCGGAGTGCCATTGACGGTGGCATCTTCACACCAATGCAAGTGCCAAGCGATTGTGTCTTGATTTGCATATTGTCATTAAGGTTAAGACTATATTTGATTTCGATTTCGCTCAACTTCAAATCGTCAACCTTGTTATTCGCAACACTTTGGCAAATAAAGAGCATTTTATCAAGCAAGTCAGTATCGGCAGGCAAGAAGTTATTGATGTCTGTCAAGGCTCTATTGTAAGCATTGTCATAGCCGTTTGCGACTTCGCTACCACTCTTTGTAGTGCCACCGCTATTCGTTGAGTTTGTTGCAAGGGGTACACCGACTGTTTCGTACATCGCACGCTTAATGTTGTCCGAGAGCGACAAAACATCACTAAAATCAAGTGCATCGGTTTTTTCAATCTCCAAGTCAGGCTCGAAGTTTGTGCCATTTCCACCAACAAATGGTATCACGATAGCACCGTTCTTCCTCACCAACTGGTGCTTTTCTTTGCACTTTTCGGGAGTGTCCCCCATATTGATGCCCTTATACTTATAAATAGTATTGACAACTTCTTGGATATTATCAACGCTATTACTTGCGATAGTGTCAAGTGCATCTTGCATACACTTTGCCATTTCGACAATACCGATGCCGTTTGGGTTAAGTCTTTTCTCAACAAGCGGGAGTTTTTTGTACACTCTGCGTTCTTGGCTTGTGACTTGTACAAGTTGAGTACTATTTATTGTGCCACTCATAGGTGCAGGACACTTATATTGATAATACATATCAGGGAGATATATATCAAGAATAGCGTAAGTTTCACTTCTGTTGTTTTCGTCTATTTCCTTGATTGTCGTATAGAGCATATCAAAGAGTGGCTTTTTGCCGTTGTATGACGAATACACCTTTGTGCAAGTATCGGCTTCTCTACAAAATAGTTCAAATGGGGCTTCCGTTTCGGTATCTACACGCTCGTCCGTAGGCTGAATAAAGTAGTAACCAACACCCGTTGCGTACGTCCACATACCTACTTCTTGGTCTACTGCACTGCGATTTGCGTATCTTGCATATTTATTAAGATATGTTATATCATCAGTATTACTATCTTTTGTCTGTGCATATTTGATAGGATTGCCAAAAACATAGCCTGTTTTCCAATCAACCATTGCCATAAGATGTGGTTCAAGTACAAGATTGTTTATGCTATCGTCATCATCGTGTACTCTTTTCTTGCCGAGAATTTTGTGTTGCAAGCAATAGGTGTCATAGTTTTTGCGAATTTCCACCGCATTTTTGTTAAATTTTTCTAAAATAGTAGGGAGATAGGGTATAACCTTATCAATAGTCAATTCTCTCGGTTTGATTGGTATTAAAATCTTTTCTACACCTGCCATATATCCTACTCTTTCCTATTAAAAATTAGTCGTGTTTCTCGACTTTCTCTACTTGGTATCTTATCTTTCTCTTGCAGTTGTCGCACCATACTATCAAGGGCAACTCCTTTAATGGTCTGTTAAAAATCACTTTCTCATCGTCAACAACTTCAACATTCTCCAAAGTATGACTGCATATCGGACACTTTACAGTTTTCATTCCATCACACCTTTCTGTCAAGTTTTTTCGCTTTACACTCTATAATATAAGCCCCACCTTAAAAATTGTCAATAGGTTTTTCAAAAATATTCACAATTTTATACTTTCGATGTCCACTTTTAGATTTCCCACAAGTGGATTTCCCCACAAGTGGTTTTCCCTAATGCTCTATTATGACAATATTCTATAAATACTATATATATTATTACTATATTGCCCAATCATTAGGGTTTGTAGTTTCATATATTATGTATTCCCAACATACAACCTTTCCTTTTGAGTTTGTGTGTCTAACTCTTTGCAAATAGCCATTATCAATCAACTCTTGTATTGCAGTTCGTATTGATGTGATTTTTTCGCCTGTTTCTTTAACTAAAAAGTCGAGTGAAAAGTCCCAATCGCTTGGGTATGATAGCATAAAAGACAAAAGTCCCCTTGCTTTTAGTGAAATATTCTTGTCACGTACGGTGGAATTTACAATTTGCACAAAACTTTGGTGTTCTTTTTTTGCACCAACTTTCATAATATGTACCTCGCTCGTTCTCTTGTAATGGGGTAATGCCTTGTGAGGTACTTACAAGACAAACGGTTTGCAACCCGCTGTCCCCCATTGAGAACATTTTATTTGTACTTGAATTGTATCATTTTAATGTCACAAAGTCAAGGGTAAACGCATTATTTTAATTTTTACCATTGACAAAGCGCAAAAGCGGTGATACAATGCAAACGATGAGCCTCTTGTGAGTCTGGTTCATAGTATAAACCCCTTTCTGAAAGACTGTACCAAATTTTGTCCATATCCTCCCAAATGGTACAGTTTTTCTTTTATCTTGCAAAGGTGATTAGTGGTACTTGTTGACCGTATGATTTGTTTATGAACGCACGTGAGTAACCAGCGCAAGCGTCAGTCCAGTCATCGTGGTCGTTTTTGCGCTTGTAAGAATACCCATACATTTCGTCCATAGCCATACCGAGTTGTGAACTTCTTGGGTACATACCAAACTTCGGGAAAACCATTCTTGCCTTTATGTTGGCTTCTTCGCCTGCAATACGGTCATCTTTTTTCTCGTTGTTGTAAATCTCGGTGATTTTGCAATTATAATACTCGTGTTCACGGAGCATTTTTGTAAGCAAAGTTGCCAAGCCCTCGTTGATATTATTTTCTATTACAAGTTCTATTATATTATGTTGTATTATTTTAGCAACAATACTTTCATATATATCTTGCATTGGTCTTTGGTCGTAAATGCCGTCTATCACATAGTGCTTGTCTTGTATCTTTGAGCCTATCACCATTGCACAAAAGTCATTGCCCTTGCGTTTCGTATCTATATAAGCATTATGATATATACTTCTTTCTTTACTTCCTATAACGGGCAAATCTTCATATTGATTAAGATTATCCATAAAGAATGGGCAGTCTTGCGGTGACAACGGCTCTTGTTGGTTCATTGCCATAAAGACCGCATAGTTATCTTCACGCTCTTTTCTCGCTTTCTCGGTCGAAAACTCCGCAGGGTATGTACTCTCATCGGTTTCATAGTCCAACTTCGGCACACAAATAAACGCAGATATGCCATTCTCCACAAACTCATTAGAGTATGCGACTTTGGTATATTTATTCACTTTCGACTGCACCGCACCCGCTATGTTAAACTTCTTCTTCAAATATGACAACAAGTCAAATTGACTATAAGTTGTACCGCCTATAATCAAGCGTGAGTTTCTATTGCTATAAAAACGCTTGCTCCATACCGTTTCATAAAGGTAGATGTCCTTATCGTGTGCCGTAATTTTACCCGCATCTTCGGCTTGTGTTATGTCATCAAGAAAGAAATACTTTGCACGCACACCACTAATTTTGCTATCTTTTCCAACGCACAAAAAGTTTACGGGTTGTTGTGAGCCTCTTATCTTAAAAGTACCCTCGCTTTGCTTGCATATCTCAAAAATGTTTTCTCTCTTGCACCCGAACTGCGCATAGTAGGGGAATACCTTTGCATATCTCGCATCGCACATCAAGTCGGTTATTGTATCAAACGCACGCCCACAGTTGTACTTGTTTCCGAACACCTTTATCACATCGTCATCTATGCACTGCCCGAATATCCACGCTATCAAGAAGTTATCACTCAAACTCTTACCATAAGCCACGGGCAACTGTTTCTCAATAAAGTTCACATCTCCGTCAAGCACCATTTTGGTAGCATAATAATACCACCCCTTGAATATGTTTAGTGTCGGCTTCCACACTTTCTTCTCCCAATCACTCTCCATATACAAGCAAAAATGCTCAAAACTACGATAACTCGCCAATGCCATAAAGTTGTCGTACAAGTCCATATACTGTTGTATAACTCGCACATCTGCGTGTTTCCTTTTCAGCAACAAAGCAATCCTTGTTTCTATCGGCTTAATCGCACCAAGCCACACAACTCGGTTTTTGTCCTTGCAACCTATCACATATCGCCCTATCAACAAACGTATCCGCTTCTCATTCTCACTCGTCGGTATCGCACTCAATACAAAATGCACTTCCTGTCGCAATGCTTCATACAATGTCCCATAAAGCGCAATCACACTCTCATCGTCCACCGTCCTCTTCGCACGCAACTCGTCCACCATCTTATACGCACGCTCTATCACCGCTCCATAACTCACTTCTGCCATTCACACCTCACTCCTCTTCGGGTTCTCACCACCAATTCTACCCCCGCTCAAAATTTTTGTCAAGTGTGGGTTGGGGTAATTAACCGCGCCGCCCCGCCTTAAAAAATAGGGGTTGGGGTGGGTTATCGCACAAAAACACCACTATTTAGTAGCATTTTACGCCGTTTTTATCCGTTCGGATGCGAACACCACAACACAAAACAAAAAAAATGCCCACTATACGCACGTTTCGCACCTGTAAAGCACTTTTGCTTGACACCCCAAAATTCCGTTGTATATACTACTATT